GATAGTCGGCGGCCGTGGCCGACATGGCCCAGTCGTCGTAGTAGATGACGGTGGACGCCGACTGCGACTCGGCGGAGAGCCGGACCTCGGCACAGGTCGTGGCGGCGGCCGCGTAGGAGACGTCCGTCTGTGCGACGCCGTTGACCTTCCACTTCATGATCCGCGGGTTGGCCCGCGCGTCCCAGAACCACTCGACGTAGCCCCAGGTGTCGGCCGCGATGCTGTCGCCCGTGGTGTAGGTGCTGCCGGCCGAGGCCGAGAGGACGCCGGCCGACGAGATGCGGATGCCGCCACCGACGCCGTAGAGCCCGATGACGTTCATGGCCGTCGAGTCGACGACGTTCCAGCGCAGCCAGAGCGAGCCGATGACGACGGCCGTGGCCGTGATGGGCTTCGAGAGGCGGGCCGAGGCGGACGAGCCGGACGGGTCCATCTTCAGCGCATAGGTGCCGTTGCGCTTGATGCCCGTGTCCCAGGTCATCGAGTCGGCAGAGCCCGCGTCGTAGTAGTCGTGGACGCCTGCGCCGAAGGGGCCGTCGCTGTACCAGCCTTCCTCGAAGCCGCAGCCGTGGATGAGCGTGACCATCTAGGCCACCCTGCCGAGTGCCCCGCGGCGATAGAGGTAGTCGTAGATGGCGGGCCCGGCCGTGTCGCCGAAGCCGCGAGCCATTGCCGGCGTCATGACGCCACTGGCGTAGACGTTGACGACGACGGAGGTCGGCGCAGGGCCGCCACCGCCGCCGCTCCGCCGCGTCGGACTCTGGAGCTGGTCGTTCGGGACGATGTTGCCGCTAACGCCGGGCATGAAGAGCTCCGGACCCTTCTCGCCGACGACGTAGGGCTCACCGGCACGCACCGGGCCGCCGAGCGCCTTCCCAGCCTGGAACTGGCCACCTCGGACGGAGATGACGACACCCAGCAGCTTCCCGGCAGCGACGGCGAGCCGCCTGAGGTCGTCGATGAGCGCCCGTGTCTCGTCGTCCGTCTTGCCCACGGATTTGTACGTCCGGTCGAACCACTTCTTGAGCTCTTCCGGCCCCTTGGACTCTGCGATCTGGTAGTCGAGCTTCAGGAGGTCGCCCTTCAGCCCGCCGATCTTGCCCGTGAGGATGGTCACCTCGCGCTGCGCGTCCTGGAGGTCGCGCTGCTGCGCCTTCGTCGGGTGCTTGATCTCGGCCAGTTCCTCGACGCGCTTCTTCGCCTGCCGAAGCTCCTTGCCGTAGTCCACGAGCTGGTCCACCAGGTCGGCACGTTCGCCGGCTGCCACGGCGTCGCCGTAGAGCTCGTCGATGATCGTGTCGGTCAGGTCGGAGATAGCGTCCTCGGCTTCCTTCGCCTTCTTCTTGACGGCGTTCAGTTCGTCGGCGAGGTCATCGGCGGACTTGGCGCCGTCGTCCATCGCGCCGCTGGCCATCTGGACCTGATCGGCCAGCCACGCCTCGCGGTCCGCTAGGTCCCGAGAGACGTCAAGCGTCCCAGTCATCGCGCGGGCGTGCGCCTCGGCGGCCTGCGATCCCTTCGCGGCAGCATCCGTCGCGTCCTGATAGCTGATCGTGGAGCTATCGAGGGCAAGAGCGAGGACGCGCAACGCTTCAGCCGCGACCGGCATGGCCTTCCGGCCGAAGTCCTCTTGCGCTTCGTTGAACTGGATCTGCGCCGCGACGGCCTTGCCTTCGACCGTCTCGGCGTAGGCCTCCATCTGCCCCTCGGCGACGGCCTGGACCGCAGCTAGGGCCTCGGTCGCGGTCGCGCCTTCCTTGAGCTTGATGCCTAGTTGCGCGAGGGATCGGTAATGTCCGCCCTCGACCTTGATGAGGGCCTCGGACGCGGTTCGCAGGTCGATACCCTTGAAGCGCGCGAGGTCCATCGCGGTGCCCATGACCTGCTGGGCCTTGCCGACATCATGCGTCGCGCCGACGAGGACGGTCAGCGAGTCGCGCAGCTCCTCGTCGTCGAAGCCGAACCGCTGCATCGCCTTGATGTTGCGCTCGATCGCCTCGGTGTGACCGTCGAAGCCCGCGACGTTGGCCTGGAGCGAGGCCGCGAGGCGCTTGACGGATGCCTCGTCGGCGATCGCCGCCTTGACCGAGTCCATGAGGAAGTCGGTGGCGCCGCTGACGGCGGATTGGAAGACGCTGAACGCCTTGGCCGCGGCGAAGGCGCCGGCGCCGATGGCGAAGCCCTTGGCGCCCTGCTTCTGGAAGCGGTCGAACTTGTCGATGATCCGGGACAGTGGGCCCGAGATCTCATCCTTCATGCTGGCGAGGACGCGGACCTGGTTCGTCATTCAGTCCTTCCCTCGAGCAGCCCGAAGAGGTGCATCAGTTCGTAGGCGTCCTCGGTCAGGACGGAGGACAGCGTGTAGCCGGGATAGCGCGTCAGGACGCCGTCGATGAACTCGGCTCGGCTGAGCTCTCCGGGCTTGTCGTCTGGTCCGCCGACAGCTCGCCATCGGAAGACGTCAGCGGCAAAGGGAGGGGGACATCGCGCACCCCCTTGATCCAGAGGTTGACCACGGCGATGAACCAGTTGTAGTCGCGCGCCAGGAGCCCCTCGACGCCGACCGGCTCGGGGAATGACCAGGCTTCGACGAACGGCGCGAAGACCGTGGCGAGGTCCGTGAAGGACTCCTCCGCCACGCGCAGCGACCGCCCCGCGGTCTGGACCTTGAAGAAGTCCACGACCGGGACCGGGGAGATGCGGACCTCCACCGTCTCGCTGGGGAACTCCTCGAACTCGATGGTCAGCGTCTTCATACCCCACCTCGTCCCACCATCGAGAAGCCCCGGCAGGGGGTGGGGTCCCTGCCGGGGCTCAGGTATCAGGACCAGACGATGCCGGTCCCGTTCGAGCAGTTCAGCGTGACCTGCCACGTCGCGGCGCCGCCCTGAGCGCGGGTGACGTTGTAGGACTCCAGGGACGCCGTGCCGTTGGCCGTCCCGCCCGAGCTGAAGCTGATCGTGAAGGGCCGCAGGGCGGTGCCCATCGAACTGAAGACGGCGTGCGAGAAGGCCGCCGTGACGTCCAGGACGCCCGAGAGGCTCAGCGAGTAGTCGCCGAGACCCGGCAGCTTCTCCACGAAGTCCTTGTCGACGCCGGTGACGTCGATCTGGTTGCGGTTCTGGTTGATGGTGAAGTCCGTCACGTCGCCGCTGATCGTGCGGGCGGTCCCGCCCGCGTCGGCGATGGTGACGACTGACGTGATGCCCGTCTGCTTGGCCACGTTGGTCTCCTAACCTCGATGAAGGGTGGCTGCGATGACTGCCGTTCCGCCGGCGACGTTGTATCGGGTGTAGCGCGCGATCGCGGCGCCCGATGCGGTTGCGACCCGTTCCGCGGTCCCGGCTGCGGTAGCCGTGAACGCGAGACCGGAGACCGCCGTGAAGGCGGCGTTGTCGGCGCTGGCCTGGACGGTCACCGTGACCGTGCCAGCCGTCACCGAGAAGACATGGAGGTAGGCCGCCGCGCCGGCCGTGGATGCCGCGGTGTTGTCCACCGTGGAAGTCGCGGTGCCCGTCGCCGAGACGGTGCCGCCCGCCGTCAGCAGCGCACCCCACTCGACGCCGTAGCCCGCGAAGGACTGGAAGGCCGACTGCACGGTCAGCGACCCGTCCGGGCCGCGCGTCGTGTTGTAGGTCTCCTGGCTGGCGCTGATGGACGCGGTCGGGGCACCGATGGCGGTACTGAAGGCGACCGACACGACCTTGGCCCCGGTGCCCATCGGCGAGAGCGCGGCGTGCGCGTTCGTTCGGTTGAAGAAGCCGGTGAAGCTGAGCGAGGCGTCGCCGATCCCCGGCAAGCGCTCGTAGAACTCCTTGTCGATGCCGGTCACGTCGAGCTGGGCGCGGCTCATGGCGATGGAGTCGACGGCGCCCACGTCGCCCGAGAGGTCATAGTTCTGGGCGTAGAGCCTCGCCCCGATACCGGTCTGCTTTGCCATTCGGGACTCCTACTCGCCGATAGACTCGACGTCGGTGAAGCCGAGCGTCAGGGGGATGGTTACGAGGCGCCACGCCTGGTTGTCGGTGTTGAGCCAGCCCGCCTCGGCGTCGCCGATGGTCAGGGCTTCGACATTCCCGCCGAGCTTGCGGTCGCCCTCGAAGGCGCCGATGAGAGCACGAGTGACGGCGCGAGCCTCGAGCTCCAGCGTTCGGTTCGGCGTCCCAGCACGGGTGCCGACCGGCCAGTAGAAGCGGACGGTCACGAGCTCCCCGAAGGGATGGTCCGTGAGCGTCTCGGCGATCTCCGGGTTGTCCGTCGAGCCGCCATAGAACCAGCACGCCGTCTTCTTGGCGGGCAGCCCCGGCTCGCCGGCATGGACGGTGAACTGGTAGCCGGAGGTGGCCGTCGCCAGGTGTGCCTCGATCGTGCTGATGGCGCCGGTCCACGTCACGTCAGTTCAGTCCCTTCGCAAGGTCGGCGCGGACGATGCGGCTGCTGCGCCTGACCGCATTGGCGACACGTCGGTAGACCCAGTAGCCGCCGAACGACGTCGCCCGGCCCCACTTGCCGGCGCCACGGGTGCCGCTCTCGAGGAAGAGGCCGTAGCCCTTGTAGCCGGGCATCTGGAGATGGCGCGTCGAGGACACGACCGACGTCAACGCCCACGGCTTGCCCCGGAGCGACTGAACGCGGCCCTCGATGGCGTCGGTGTAGGAGCCCGCGATCCGGTTGCCGTGACCGCGGAAGGAGCTGCTGAACTCGCGCTTGGCGAGTTGGGCTCCGTCCTCGGCCATCGTCAGGACGAGCGCCCGCATGTTCTCGCGGAGCGTCCGCTTGAGATCCTTCTCGAAGAGCGGCCCGCTGTATTCGACGCGAGTGCCCTTGTAGCTCGACGGCGACCGCCTGGAGAGCCGCGGCGCCATCAGCCGATCCCGATGATCCGCAGGTGCCCGACCGTGCTCCGTAGGATGCCCGCCTCTGAGCGGATGCTGGTGACTGGAATGTTCCCGCCGCCGAGCTCGCCCGTGATGCCCGACTGCGCCTCGCGGTGTCGGTAGGCAGTCAAGCGCAGGCAGGCGGTGACCACGTCGCGCGGGTAGCGGTAGGCACTGACGGCCACCGAGGCGGCGTGGGTCGCGGCCGTGGTCCCGTTGACGCCGCGGACGACGGTGGCGGTGCCGCCCGACGCTGTGACGTAGAGCTGTTCGCTATCGACGAGGAGCGTCTGGCCGGCGTAGGCCGAGCCGCCCGAGAGGATGAGGCTCGTGGCCGAGGCCGTCAGCGTGCCGCCGGTGGCCAGGCTATAGGTCTCATTGGAGTAGCCCCACGTCCCGATGATGACGTTGCCTTCCTGCGCAGCGCCGAAGACGCCGGTCGAGGAGTAGAGCAGCTCGAGCTCCCGATAGGGGTAGACGCCGCCGGACGGGCGCTTGATGAAGTGCGTGCCGTCGGTCAGCGTCCGGCCGGTATCGCCGTAGACGTCGTGGGCGGTCACCGACGTGATCGTCAGCAGGTCGTCGCGCAGGTCGAGGTCATCATCGTTCGGGTAGTCGTACTTGTTGGTCCCCGTGCGCGGCCCGAAGCCGGAGCCGAAGTCGGAGCGGTCGGCCCACTCGTCGATGCGCCTGCTGGCGCCTTCGAGCAGGGTCAGAAGGATGGTGTCCGACTGCGTCCAGCTCGCGTCGCCACCGTCAATGAGGAAGCTCTTGAACTGCGAGACGTCGGCGTAGGTGTGTCCGCTCATCGGTACTCCATGTCCTCATCGAGGTCGATGGTGGCCGTCTCGTACCTAGTCCCAGATCTCGTCCGCGAGTCGAGCGATGTCCAGGCGCCAGTCACGAAGGTCGCCGCCCGCATCAAACGGCGTCTGAAAGACCTCGCCGCGGGGTCCGCCGCCCCACTTGCGCTGGTGGTAGGCGACTTCGATGGCATATGAGCGGCGGTTGTGCGCGGCATAACGGGGGACTCCGAGGGCGATGCTGTTGACGTGGGTGCTCGCCCCGTCGATGAAGTGGCGGTCGATGCCGGCGAGGTCGGCGCGGTGCTCGTAGTCCGCGTCCGAGCAGTAGTTGAAGTACGACTCGTCCCAGAGCCCGACCAGGGCGACGGCCTCGCTGGTGAGCTTGAAGGCTCGCCAGTCCACGATCCCGACCCATTCGCCCGGCTCGGCTGCCAGGCGGCCGAGGTCGCCAGGAGCGAAGACGGTGTCAGCGTTGACGACACACCACCAGGGCGCCTTCGGGTGCGTGCGGATGATGAAGTTGACGCTGGCCGTATAGCCGAGGTTTGCCGGCGGCTCGGTGACCCAGAGTTCCTCGACGCAGGACGGCAGGACGGCTTCGGCCACGTCACCCATCCCGCCCTCGGGCGAGTTGTCGATGATGACGAGCCGCCCCACCGGCTCGTCGATGGAGGCCACGCAGGCGGCCAGCGCCTCGGGGTGGCTGACGACGGGGATGCCGAGGACCGGGATCATCGGCCGAGCCGTTCCCAATCCCGAAGCTCCTCGAGCTGCTCCCGGATCGGATGCGTCGGCCACGTCACGGCCTGCGTGCGGTCCCTGGCTGCCTCGGCTTCCTCGGCTTGAGGCCGCTGGTAGCCGTAGACGGCCGCCACGGTCTGGTAGAGCTCGAGGCGGCTGATGGGCTCGGTGCCCGGTATCACGAGCTCTGGGAGCCCGTCACGATGCAGCCAGGCGATGTTCGCCCAGGTCAGCGTCGTGATGCCGTTCCACGTCCAGTTCGTGTAGCCGACCTCCGGAGGTGGCTTAGAGCCG